CAGACGAGGAATTCAAGAACTTAACCCACAGAGATGGGAAATACAGAAACACAAACGAAATGCTAGGCGACCTATCTCAGCTAACTAACAACCTGCACATGGCACTTCACAGGGGTGGGAATCAAGTTACCTCAGAAGTCCTAGCAGTCTTAGCCGAGATAAATGCAATGACCGTTAAATCCTCCAGGAGTTACATCCATCGATGCAAATAGACCTAAACAAAGAGATAACAGCTCATTTCACTAGGATAGAGGGACTTGCTGAGCAAGCATCTAAAGATCAAGATGAGTCCTTCAGCTCCCGTGCTTCAGCAATGACAGCGCTGACTGCAATAATAAAAGAGCTTACCAAAACACAAGCAGAAGTAATAAATATGGAATTGATCCTAAAGACAGAACAAGCCCTAATAGAGGCGGCAAAAGAGATATTTCCCTCAGATAAATACCACATATTCACGGAAAAGTTGAATGAACTGCTCGGATAATCCAATATTAAAACAATCTTTATCTAGAATAACTACTGCAATCAGACCACAGAAAGACGTGATAAAGAAATTTGTAACCGAGGAAACCTTCTTACTTGGTAGACCCTTCACAACTCTTCACCATGAGTATCAATTAAAGATGATGGAAGAGTTGGTAGATCCAGACGTGCAGTTTGTATGCCATAAAGTAGCACAAGCTGGAGCCAGTGAGATTATATACCGCGTATTAATGGCTTACGCCGCCACGATACCTGGTTTTTCAGCTGCTCTTGTGATGCCGTCTCTAACTCAGACCTCTGAAACCTTCAAAATACGCCTAGCTAGTATAATCGACGGGTCTCCTACACTTAAGGCCATGAAAGATAGGAAGGTGGACTCAGCATCACTTAAGCGGCTCATAAACGGCTCCTGTATATTTGGTTTGTCAGGGTCCGGAACGTCAAAATCAACAACAATCTCAAGACCTCTTCGATGTATAGTTGCTGACGAACTGCAATACATCTCAATGAAGACACTCTCCAGCATGGCAGCTCGTCAACGTCATCAGGAACACAAATCCACCATATACTTCAGCTCACCAAGATTTAAAGACTCAGATATAGATTTGGAAATTCAGAAGTGCGGTCACATCTGGCAGGCTATACTGAAATGTGAGCGGTGCAATCACGAATTTTTCCCAAACTTCTGGGAGAATGTTAAGTTGCCGGGTTACAACGACCCACTTCAGGCACTGACACTCAGTAAAATAACTAACCTAGAGCTTGACGTGTCAAAATCCTACTTAGAGTGCCCAAGATGCCACAAACCTACACCATTCGGCCACCCTCACACTGAGTGGGTTAACGTAGCAGAGTCTCCAAATCTACCAAAACGTGGCATGAAAATAGGCCCTTTTGACTTACCTCACTACGTTAAACCATCTGATCTGATCACAGATATGGTAAAAATGGACGACAGGAATGAGTTCAAGTGTCAGTTCTTGGCTGAACCAATATCAGCCCGTGAGAACGCATTAGATATAACCCAAGTGAAGTTCGAGAACCACGAAGCCGGACAACTTAACGTATTTGGCCTGGATGTCGGCAAGCACTCATGCCTTACCATTGGATCCATAATAGAAGGAAGATTATACATTCACCGGGTGGAGTTTCTACCACTTAAATCTATTCGAATAGATTTGCCAAAGCTCCTAAGGGAGTACAGGTGTGTGTCAGGAGTTATAGATCTACTACCTTACACAGAGTTAACAGCTCACTTTGTAAACACAGTCCCAAACACCTGGGCAGCTGTTTATGCAAACTCATCACAGTCAGCGAAAAAGTTAGAGTTGTTCTCATTGAAGTCAAAAGAAGATGAAGCAGTAGGAAACATTAAAATAATAAACATCAACATGACTCCAGCCTTTGATTACTTCGCAGACCAGGTAGTAAATGGGCTCATAGCGTACAAGGCATCTTCAATGGACAACCTGGTGCTTGACCAACTGTCTGTTATGTCCAGGCAGAGGGATTACAGAGGCAGTGAAGACGAGTTCGTAAGTTACAGATGGATGAAGCCTAACGGGAAGGCGGAGGATCATATTCACCACTCAAGCCTTTACTGCAGCATGGCATCGAGGCTGCTGTCTAAAAATACTTTCGCTGCTGGCCCACCAATGGCTGTATATAATATAAAAAATAGCAAAGTTTAATCCACTTGACTTTTACAAACCCCAGGTGTAGAAGTAACACTATAATTAATTAAACGGGCGAAAACATGGCAACAACTGAGAAGGCTAAAATAAAAGTAAAGCCAGGAGCGCAGGCTCCGCCACCGTACCTTGGTGGTGTTAAGTCAGCTCTTGTAACAAATTCATCTCAGAACACATTATCACTTGACAGATCTAATTTCGCCCGTAGCTCAAGAGATATGGGTGAAGCAGTAGCTAGGCTTTGTCGAGTCTCTCCTGATCTATCCCAAGCAGTAGCCACAAAGATATCAACAACCATATCCAAAAATTATACCGTAGTAGCTTACGACTCTTTAGGCAGGATCTCCGTTCCAGGAACAGAAGCTGCGCAATTGCTGTCAGCTCACTGGGATAGAGAATCTCCTGACTACACGATGTTTACGAGATCAACAGATATTCGTTCCTTGTCGGCCTCACTTCTATTTGATTCCTTCAGGTATGGTGGGATGATGGCAGAGTTAGTGTTAGATAAGTCAAGACTACCTTCATATATTAAATCTGTTGACACATCACAGATTAAATGGGCTGACAATAAAACAACGACATATCCAGTATATAAGACAAAGCAAGATTCTGAAGTTCATCTAAACTACCCAACTATATTTTATTCGGCCACTCAGCAGACTGGCGATACTCCGTATGCAGAGAGTCCCCTGCAAACTGCACTGCAGCCCTCCATGTGGGATGTTGAATTTGCTGATACGTTGAGACGTGCTGCAACAAAGAATCTCCTTCAACGACTCACTATCACTATTGATTCTGAAGCGTGGGTCAAGACGCTATCCTTAGAAGATCAGAACGACACTAAGAAACTTGCTGAAAGAGCTAAAGAAACTGTGGCATCACTTGAAGCGCAATTAGAGACCTTATCCCCGGAAAGCTCACTAGTACTTTTCGACACCATTAAAGCCTCAGACATAAGCAATGCCAACAGATCAGAAGACAGAAGCATAGCAGTCCTGCAGTCATTAATTTCAGGTCAGCTATCTTCCGGAGCTAAGATTCTTCCGTCTATTATCGGCAGAGGGGAGTCAAGTGCAAACGGGAGTACTGAGTCACTGCTGTTCCTGAAAGCTATGACTGCGGCTCAGAATGAGTTGAACATACTGCTTTCCCGGGCATTCACCTTAGCCATAAAACTGATGGGGCAAGATGCGAATGTTAAATTTGAATTTGCTGCCATCGATCTGAGGCCGTCTATCGAATTAGAATCATTTTTTGTAATGAGGCAGGCTAGACTTTTAAAAGAGCTGTCTCTTGGCTTACGTTCAGACGAGGAAGTAGCAATCGAACTTACAGGGACTCTTCCTCCAGTAGGGTATAAACCGCTTTCTGGGACAATGTTTGACGTTGGCCCAGTAGACACAAAAAACAACAGTTATTCAAACACTAGCGTGGACACAGCATCAGGAAAATCAGACAGCACTCAAAATACTAAAGATACCCAAAGTGATGCACCTACAGGAGTACCAGGAAAGAACTCAGGAAAATAATATGAGCAAAGAAATATTAGCAATCATGAAAGGGTATGACGGGGATTTCTTCCAAGCTCACGACGACGTAGTCGCCTATGAGACTTCAGGAAAAGAAGCTCCTGAGTCTTGCCTCCTTACAGTGCATGAGAACGTAGGTATAATTTCCGCAAGTGGGATGCTCACCAACAGAGACTCGGAATACAACCGTTGGGCAGGACTTGTATCTTACAATGAATTGAAGCAGGCTGCTTTGGAAGCTATCGAAGAATACGGAGTTAAATCACTTGTTTACGACTGGAATTCGCCAGGTGGTCATGTGAGTGGGATGAGAGGGCACTCTGATTTTGTACGTTCATTGGATATTCCAACCTTCTCTCACTCTTCTTCAACAACTGCTAGCGCTGCATTGTTCCAAGCAATCTCAACAGACACCTTCCATATAGACGACCTCACAACCGTTGGATCCGTCGGGGTGGTTAGGATAGTAGCTTCAAGAGCACGGATGTTGAAAGAAGCTGGGTATGACGTTAAGGTGATAAAGTCCGGAGCAAAGAAAATGGCTGGCAACGAGTACGAGCCGCTTTCCAAAGAGAATGAGACTTACATCCAGGCTCAGGTAATGTATATGGCAAATAAATTTTATGATTTCGTTTCTGAGATGCGCGGTTTGCGGTTTACTGGCCTCAGCGAGATCAAGTCCGGTCGCACATTTATAGGTGAACAAGCTGTGAGTATTGGACTTGTTGATGGTATAGCAGATTTTAATCAAGTAATGGCGGCGGCAATGGTCGCAGCGCAGAAAGTGCTTGACTTTGAAGCAGCCGACAGTAATAATATGTTTTATAATAGATAACCAGGCTGTCAAAGACGATAGCTGGGAATAATGGCTAATAGGAGGACCTAACATGCCTGGTAAGAAATTGGACAAGACTGCACTTGCTGCACTTGTAATCAAGAAAAACGAAAGCGCCCCGGAAGAGAAAGGTGCGATCACTGTAAGACTTGAAGCTTTGGAGTCTAGCGATGAAGCAACAGCTCTCATGGGAGAGTTCGAAGCTGCTGAAGGGAAACCTTCTGAAGAGCTTCTGGCTAAACTGGAATCTCTTGAGAAACCAGTTGAGAAAGTTGAAGAGGAAGAAGAGACGAAGGCAACTGACGAATCTCTTGTTCAACTCCAAGAAGATTTCGATAAGTCTCAAGTTGACCTAGCGTCAGCAGCTGAGAGTATTGAATCTCTTGAGGCTAAAGTAGTTAAGCTGGCATCAGACCTTGAAGCTAAGGCTGAAGAAGCAAAACCTTTGGTAGCTGTAATTAATGATCAGATTTCTGTAATGCGTATCGCGCTGTCCCTCACGGCTGTAGATATGTCAGATTGGAAACCTGAGGCTATTATGAAAGAGTATGAATCAATCTCAGACACTTTTCAGAAGTCTATGCCAGTTGGTGGTGTGGTTCCTGAAGAGGACAAGTCAGAGAAAAAGTCAACACAAACCCGTGCTGAGGCTAATGCCTTCAATAAGCTCTGGTAAACTTAACTTATAAGGAGGCACAAGATGCCTAACGTAGTAATTGCCCCACAAGGGGGAGCATCCCAGCATAGACGTCCTTGGGAAGTGGTAGGACTCACAGCAGCAACTGCTGATGCCGACGTAGGAAAACCTGTCAAGCTCTCAGCCACTGCCAATGCAGTAGATCTGTGCGCAGATGGAGACGCCATTTATGGTTGGATCGATTCTATCGAAACATCAACCTCAAACGGCAGGGTAGTAGCAGCTATCCTTGAAAAAGGCACCTGCCGTGTAACAACCTCTGGCGCAGTAGCCATAGGTGATGTTGTTGAAGCTGGTGCAAACGCAGCGGCTGGAACTGCTCCTACTTCTTGGGGAGTAGTATCAACCAAAGCGGTAATCGCAGATCTTATTGACGCCGCAACTGGTGCCCAAATAGCTACGGCTGTTAACGCTTTGATTGCTGATGCTGCAGCTGGTACTCAAGTATGGCGAGCCATAACTGGTGGTACAACCGGCGTTGACATTGTCATCGCAAAAGATTAAAGGAGACTTGACATAATGCTTAATTTAAAAGACAAAAAAGGTGACAAGTTCGAGCTTGACTTGAACGGAATCGCCCTGCACAAAGAAGCAGCTGAGAAGAAGCTCACCTTCAATCAGCTTGTTAACCAGAAATACCCTACTGCCTCTGATCAACCATCTACTTTTCGTCAGATGTGTGTATCAGCAGGTATGCGGTTTAAAGCTGATGCCGAGACCGGCCAACCAGCTTCTACCCTTAAAGAGATTCTTGATCCTATCGCTGCTGATACTAATCAGACTGGCGGTACTTTTACCTCTGCCCCGGGCACCCCAGATTCTCGTATCCTGTTCCCAGCTGCAATTATGGAAGCTGTTGAATCCGATATGCGAATGGAAACAACTGGCGCACTCTCTGCCTTTGAATCCTTGGTAGGATTTCGTGAGACTGTAGCAGGAACCCGTATCGAGCAACCTGTAATTAACTTTAACGGAAAAGGCGGTCCACGAGACGCTGAGTTTGGACGAGTAGCCCAGAACGCTGAGCCTAATGTTGTCCTCTCTATCACCTCAAAAGATATTCAGCGCACCATCCCAGCATCAGCCTTCATGCTTGAAGTAAGCGACCAGGCTATGTTCATGGGTATTGATAAACTCACCATGACGATGGCGGAATTTTATCGCCAAGCCGATTATAATGAGTGGATTGCTCAGATGCTTGTTATTTTGAACGGCTCCGCTGACGGTGTAAATACTCCAATGGATGACGGCACTGCTGCCCTTGCTCAGACAAAGATTGACACCCTCGACGCTACCATTACTGCTAATGGTACGGTTAGTCAGATTGCATGGAATAAGTACTTTTATTCTAAGTCTCGCACCATGACTCCTGATAAGATTGTAACTGATTACGCTGCAGTGCAGGCTGTTGAGGTTCGTGACGGACGCCCAACGAATGTTATGAACAACTCCACAGATCGCCTTGACGTACCGTACAAGATCCTTTATCCAGCAATGGCTGAAGATGTTGGAATCGTGGTTATGGATGAGAACTCTGGATGGCCTGCTAATACTATGATGGGACTTCAATCTCGTAGTGCTCTCACAAAGGTAACCAGTTCTGCTGTTGATTACGCGGGGATTCTTGCGGAACCAACCAAGCGCAGCACTTCCTACCGTTTCGACCGTGGGATGCTCCTGTACAGAAATTATTCAGAAGCCTTCAATACGCTTTCCTTGACAACTACTTAAGTTAGTAGTTTAAAGCGGTTATTAAGCCCTTACTCTTTCGAGTAAGGGCTTAAGTCAGTAGAAACTAAAATACACATTACAGAGGAGATATACAATGCCTGTTAAGAGAACCACACAAGCAAAGACCAAACCAAAAGTTGCTGAACCAAAACCAAAAGTTGCTGAACCAGAGCTTTTCTTGTGCGTAATAGCAGTTATGGTACACCCTTTTCAAAACGTAAGGTTTAACCCCGGGCAGCCTGTGCCATGTAAAATGGACAGCTGGCTCAAATCGCAAATCTCAGCAGGCCTTATTAAGCCTGCGAAGTAATGATTGATATAGCAGACTACACGTCATACGCCGAGGTCAGAAGTACTATTGGGATGTCAACTGACACATTACCCGATACTGTGCTCTCCTTGGAGTTATACGCTAACTCTCTTGAGCTGGCTCTTGACGGCATAGATATAGCAGAGGCATCCCTTAATCCTATAAAGACAGTGTTTTTGACTTTGGACCCGTCTGCTGATTCTACAGCGTATAACCTGACAAGACTGTTCTCTACTTACTCAGTGGCCTTAGAGGTTGCCGTGTCACTAAGTATGAGAGCGCCTAAAACCCTGAGCGACTCCAAGGTGACTTTAACTAGATTTTCTGACGCTTCAACCTATTCCTCTGTAATAGAGGCGATAACAGAGAAACTCAAACAGTTAAAAGATGATCTTGAGTCTATTGGTGATCAAACTGCTGCCGCGGCAACCCCGTACTTAACTGCAGTGAAGCCAACTTACGACCCGGTAACAGGCTAATGATTTCGCTTAAAGAAGCAGCAGCCTCATTCAATAAAACAATCTTCACTGATATAAATAGTGAGAATGAATTCGCAGGGCAGGTGTTGCCGTTTAACGACAGTCTTAGATCTGGGGAAACTTCTAGACGCAGGATATTAGAAACATCTGCTGACGTCGCAGTACCTGACGTTGTAATTCAAGTCGAGACAGGTGAGGTGTTCCTGACAGCTAAAGAATCTGTAGACTTCTTCAGAGACTACGTCGTCAGAACAAAGCGACCAATAATACCAACGGATGGAAACTACGCGGTAAAGACTGTAGAGCAGATCCTTGACTCTTCAGCAGGTGTTACTGAGTGGGGCACAATACATTATACCAGACGAGAGGTCCTGTCAGATTCATCTGATTACCTAGGTGGATACACTGCAATGCTACCATCATCTGCGCCGGTTACTGCTGGGACGTATCTGGTAAACGGCGCAAATTATTACAGAGCAAGTTCAGACTCCCACATTGATGAGTTTGGGTTTGCTGTTACAGAGTTAGTCAATATCCCTTCTGCCTTACAGACTCTTGACATAACAGTTAAAGGATTGTACGACCCTGTAACTGAGACAAGTGCTGATGTAACAACTTCTTCTCTATGTGTTGTTGAAGAGAGGCTTAAGTCTTTCGAGAACACAAGGATGGACTACGTTAAGATAGAGGATGGAGACTACACAGTAAACACACTGCATCCGTGTGAGGTAGGTGATACTGTAGGAGTATTTAGCGTAGTACATAAGTACTTAGACGGTGCAGTAAATGTTTTGCACTGCCGGAGGAGTTAAACCATGGCAAATTTCTCTTTTGATATGCCTGGCCTTATGCGGCACTTGAGGATAGCGAAAAGTAAAATATCTGATAAGCGCGTTAAGGAAGTACTGCGTGAAGAGGTTATAAACGCCTACACCGTAGCAGCTTACGAGACCCCACAATATTCTGGTTATCTTGTATCTAACTTGAGAATTCAGGTCAACGGTATAGGAGACGGAGTAGCTACTGATCTAGAGGAGGCCCACAACAATTGGCACGAACTAGGTAAGTCTTACGGCGGAATCAAGCAGAAAGGTGACGAATACGCCATTGGAATAGCGTCAACTTACAACAGATGGTTCAATAATTTTGCTACAGATCCTGCTTTTAGTATGAGTGACAGAGTTGAAATTAAGTACATAAATGCCCCACACTGGAGAACTGCAGAAGCAGGAGTAAAACTAAGGGACGTAAACGCCCCGGGAAGAGCCCTAGCCACAGCTAAAGAGAAGATCCACTGGAATAGGAGTGGCTGGCTGTACGGCACCAGTACTGGAGGTATGATATAATGAGTTGTCTTATTGGTGGACTAACTGTTGAGGAAGCAAGACAAGAGGTTGTAGCTTATTTTGAAAGTAACTACACTCTAGCTCACGACGTTATCTACCCAAGAGAAAAAGAACCAGATCTGGAAAGTAAAGAAAATTCGTTTATTCTTTTGAATATAACTGGTATAGGTAAAGAACAAGCTGGTATGGGTTTGAGGGAATTCATCACAGACAAGTTCCTAGATATATCTTTATGGACAAGAGAGTATTCTGGAATGAAAGAGACAAGTGAGTTCGAGGACTTCGTAGACACCTTAGCAATTAATACTGTTAACGGTGTCTTGTATGGATCTCCAAGGCCGCTGTCCGATAAAGACTTTAAAGGGTGGACTGTCAACACGATACTCCTCCCATTCAAATTTTAGGAGATATTATTATGGCTCAGGAAGGAAATTTTGTAGTAGCCCAGGCATCCAAGCTGATGATCTATGCTGGTAAGTCTGATGAAGTTCTTGTACGTGGTCTGAATAGCATGACTCTTCCAGTTGGTTGGACGAGCTCAATGACTATCATTTCGGAGTTTGGTGTGCCTGTTGATATTCAGGTGTCCTCCGGACTTACTTATGATACCGTAAGCTGTGGGGGTAATTTTACCCTGAAGGATCCAACTCAGGCAGCTTTCCGTAAGTGGGCGCTTAATGCAACCAAAGTCACTGATATGAGGTTCTATCTGGACAACTGCTCATTTTGTTGTTTAGATTTGATAAGTAATCCTGGAGGTTACATGCAGATAGGGACAATGTCTGCCCCTACTGCCACTAAGTCTGAAGCCTACAGTTTCACACTCGACATCGCACCCGCAGGTCAGTCTACAATATTCGAAAACCATCGCGGAGGAACTGATCTTACTTTTGTTGCTGATACTGGTACTGGTGCAACTTGTACTGATTCAGCATCTCTGTTTATTGAAAATGGTTTTACTGTAGGTCAGGTCTGTTACGCTGATTATGTTGGTGGTCTTGATCCACTTGTACTAAAGATCAGTGCAGTAGTTGCTGGTCAGCTGACTTTCGAACAGGCAGTCGGCGACGAAGCATCTGTACCTGATTTCTCTGGTATTGCAACCACCAAAATCTCCAGCGGTGAGGCGATGGCATTTGACACTTCTGCCACTACCTGCGTATAAAGTACCATCTCTCCTCTCCCAGTGCCCGTGACACTTTGTCACGGGCACACCTACTTATTACTAGGTCGGGTACCCGTACTCTATTACCGCTTTCATCACTTCTTTATTATTTTCAATGAATGACAATGGAAACACCTCTGCCGGGTCCCTGCCGTAGTGTACAACCTGCAACCATATGTTTCTTTCTGTAACGAATTCTCCCATCTCAGCCAGACATAAAGTACCCCACCACTTCTCGAACAATACAACACCCATGGAACAGTAACTTGCTGGTAACACTGAATTTAGAGTGATAAAGCCATGAGGGAAGTCCTCCACCTTAAGTTTGTCACAATAGTTGCTGTCAAAGAACAGGCCTGCGGACCAGCGGTTTATCTGTATGAAGTATGGCACCCTAATTATCTTGTACCCCATAGATGCGTAAACAACATCCTTCTTAACGTCTGCTAGTATGGTCTTAGGGCTGGTGAAGTGGTAGTGACCATCAAACTCCACTATCAGCATTAAATCGTCGCATCTGTAGTCAGGCCTGTTCTTTAGCCCAGAGTTTGGCACCACCCTATTGTGTATGAATTCATTACTTGGGTAGAGTGTGATGAGGATGTCACCTAACTTCTCCTCGGTTAAGTACGCTTCTGATTTTTCAAACTCTGTTATATGCATAATTTAGCTCCCATTACCAACTCACCCTGTAAGTAGAGGACCTTCCACCTACTCGCTTTACTTTTATGTACTTTACGTTTCTCTTTCCAACCATCTTGTGAGCCTTGCAATGTGTGTTAAACCATAATACCTTCTGAACTGTGTCTACTCTAGGTTGCATCTCTAAACACTGTGTGTCTGAGTATTGCTTAGCGCAGCCTGTCACTGTTAGCAGGTAAAATATTATTAAGTACCTCATCTTTTTCAATCTCCTTCTCTATTAACCTTCTTATAACAGCCGGGTAAGATCTACCTGATTTTTTCATCTCACCACTAACCCAATCATCATGCTCTCTTTCTAGGTATAGAGTCTTTCTCATTTGAATCACCTCCTTTAACCTCTTTATACATCCACTACTAGTGCTTGTCAATTGTTATTTTCTATGCTATCATCTTTTCAGTCCTGATCCATACCCTCCGGTGGCGGTTGGTATGGTGACGGACTATTAATTCAACCGCCGACACAGGAGGCACCATTATGTTTACACCTACACTCACCGCTGACATTGAAGAGACTTTTGAAGTTGAAGAATCAGACGCTAAAGTAGTTATCAAGTACTTGCGGCCTGGCGTACTGAACACTATCACTCAATCCTCAATGCAACTCTCTGCAAAGCAGCACGATACTGCTGATATGAGATCTGAGATCTCATTCAACCTCACAAAGAAAAACCGTGACATCGTATTTGCTTGCGTGAAGAAGTGGTCTGGCTTTACAAATTCAGACAGTGAGCCAATGAAGTTTACTCGTAACAATCTTGCCAAGATGATTGATGAGAGTGACGAGTTCGTTGACTGGGTAGTAGAGAAGCAGGAAGGAATGGCCGAGAAGATCGAGTCTCAAGGCGAGGCAGTAGCAAAAAACTAAGGGATCTCGGGGAGTTTAACAGCGAGGTAAATAGGCTTTCCTGCAGAGACTGCAGGGACGCCCACTCCCGCACGATGGAGGATCCACCGTGCATAACCTGCTTCCCGGGAGTACATGAGTACAACACTGCTGCTTTCGAAGTACACTCTCAACTGGCAGGGCAGTATGTAATGTCAATGAGCGGAGCAGTTTCACTTAATGTCATGGCAATACATAAAACCTTAGATTGTTATGGAGTTCCTTACGATGAAGACAGGTTGGAATTGATAACTAAAGTACAGCACATAGAGAGTTCGTCACTGTCCTTTCAATACGCTGAAGCTAAGGCTGTTGCTGCGGCAAAAGCAAGATCTAAGAAATAGGCAAGCCTACAAAAGGCTTGCCTTTTTTGTTCTGTGTAGTACGCTGATCACAGGTATACCAATATAACAAATTCAAAGGCCTCCTAATGTCAGAATTCATCAGTCTCGGAATAGATCCATCGGATATAAGAAGTCTGAAAGACGGATACAAACATATAGAAGAGATTGGCGTCAAGGCCAATCTGACAGACAAGCAAATTAGATCTCTTAAGAAGTCGTTAGAAGGTGCTATCGCCGCAATGGCGAAGATAACAACCCAAGACCCATTCAAAAATCTAGCAAAAAACACAGGAAAAGCCAAAGCAGCATTCAAAGAACTGACAACAGAAACAAAAAAATACTATAGTGAAGGAAGTAAGGCCTTAAAAGATACTTCTTTCATGAAAACAACGCGTGAGGCCAAAGCACTGCTTCTTGTAGAGAAGCAACTAAACAGGGAGATAGAAAAACAAGCAGCGGTAGTAAAAGAACTGGCAGTTGTTTCTGGTCAAGGCGGAGCAGTACTTAGAGCAGAAGCTAGAAAGCTAAGAATTGCAGAGGCACAGACTCTAGAACTGGAAAAACAGTTAGGGGTTATTGGCATAAAGACATCTGCTGAAGGTAAAAGTTACGCTGCACTGAAGAAACAACTAGCAATACTACATGAAACCAACACACTTGAGAAGGGTATAGCAGCTACAAGGGCAGCCGCGGATAAAGCAGGTAAAGACCTAAGAACATCTGAATTAAGAAAGCAAGTGGTTCTACTAACCACCACAAACACACTTGAGAAGGGTATAGCAGCTACAAGGGCAGCCGCGGATAAAGCAGGTAAAGACCTAAGATCAGAGGCTTTAAAGAAACAGATACGTCTCCTCAACGAAACAAACAGCCTGGAGAAAGGCCTAGCCTCCATGAGGGCCGCTGCGGATAAGGCTGGTAAGGATCTTAGAACTGCTGCCCTTGATAAGCAGGTTAGGTCTACAAAAAGGCTCACTGCTGAAACTAAAAAACTAACTACACAGCAGAAGTTATTGAGTGGGGTGGTAAGAGGCTCAGCTGCCTCATTTGGCAAGCTGTGGTTGGCTTATGGTTCATTTGCTACTGTTGGAGCTATGGCCGCTACTTACGCTGCTGTAGCAGGAGTAAAGGCGTTGACAACGTCTATGTATGACCTTGGAGCTGCGTTCGAGTACAACTCAACCTATGCTGTTACGCTTGATAGGTTAACAGGCGGCGGTATTAATATAGGTGAGTTTAAGACTGAGTTATTCGATGTTGAGGGGGTTACCCACAACGTATCAGAGCTTGCTGGGGGGATGCGTGAGCTTACGAAGGCTGGTGTAGATGTGAAGTCTGCTTTCATTGGTATAGCAGATATATCTAGACTCTCAGTTATAGGCCAGATAGATATGGCCGAGGCTACAAAACTAACAGTTACGGCAATGAACGCCTTTGCCTCCGACGGTTTGAATCTTTCTCAGGTAGCAAACGTAATAGCAAAGACAGCGCTATCCTCTGCCACTTCTATAGGTGAACTTGGAAACGCTTATTCATACACCACTGAGTTAAGTAAGATAGCAAACATGTCGTTTGTAGATGTGAGCGCCTCACTAGCCCTGTTAGCGGACGTTGGTGTCAAAGGATCAAAGGCAGGTACTGCGTTGAGAACGTCTATGGTGAGGCTGTTGGACCCATCATCTAAGCTATCAAAGATGATGCACAACATGAACGCAGAGTTCTCTCCATTCACATCAGGAGGGGGGTTAAAAGACTACAGTCAACTTATGACTGAGTTAGCTGGCATCATGGACGACATGACAGACCAGCAGAAGGTAGAGGTCTACAAGGAGTTGTTTGGTCTTAGAGCTATGAAGGGAGGGGTAACTGTTGTTGAAGATTTCATTAAAGCAATAGGTGACGGCTCTTCAAAGTTTGAGGGGTTGACTAAGTCAATAAGTAAAGCTAAAGACGAAACAATGTTTCTTAAAGACATGATGTCAGAAACATCTCAGACAGTAACAAGAGCAGCAGAGGAGTTAAAGGTTGCTTGGGAAGACGCGCTCATCAACGCTTTTGATCAAGGAGCTGACGAAGGGCTACTAAAGACCCTACACGAGTTGAGGACTGTTGTAGAGTCCCCTGAATTCGGACAAGGACTTGTAATGGTAGCTACTGCAATGGGAAACATAGCAGTTGCCATGGCAAGTATTGTAGCAGCAGGACCTGGAGCTGTTACTTCTTTGAGAGACATGGACCTTGGCGAACAGCTAGGTGCCACAGCTATACTGTCGTCAATTCCAGGCGGGGGAACAATAGCGGCATCACTACCAGTGTGGAAGGCTGTACTTAATTGGTTGATTCCTCCAGAGGACGAGATAGCCAAAGCAAAAGCTGCACAAGCAGAGGTAGAATTACTTGCCCAGAGGGTCATAAAGATGCCAACATCTGCTCCCAGTGCCCTTGACTCACTTGTGATGAGCGCATCAACTACACACTCAACATCTGGATCAGCGTCCGATTCTTGGGCTTTAATGGAGCGTGAGTCTATGAAGGGCTACGCTAAGTTAATGGCCGACAGAGAGAAACACAGCCAGTACTTGATCGCGGCCTCTTTAGAGGAAGTAAATATAAAGCGCAACTCAAGCAAAGAGCTAACTGCTGTATACGAGATTGAGCAGAAGGTGTTAGATGCTACTTTAAAGAATAAACTCATCTCAGAAAGTGCCTATGCTAAACAATCGTTAGCTATATCAGAAGCAATAATGCAAGACAAGCAGTCAGTAGCTAAGAAGGAGTTAAGCTATTTGCTTGAAGTAAAACGAATTATGGGGGGCTCAGCAAAGTACGACAGCACCGCAGGTGATGCCGCTATAAAAGCCCAGTACGATAAAATTAAGTTACTTAATGATGAGGTTTTGTTAACAGAGAAGTTAAGAGACATAAATAAACAAGGCAGGGACTTAGCAAGAAGCAAAGAACAGAGCAAACTCCTTACAGACCTTGAGAAAGACTATCTTAATGTGACAAAAGGGGTGTCAGCTTATGCTGCTGAGTTAGAGAGAATAAACCTAATATTTGACAAGAAGGCGTCAAAGTACGGAGATAGAGTAGACCCTCAGGCAATAGCAGATCTTAAACTTATAGAGGGCTACAGAGAGAGAGCCATAGCAGACTCAACTAAGTTGGATAAACTTAGCGGTGATTTTTGGAGAGGGTTTGGGGCTGCGGTTAAGGACTCTACAAGGGATCTCAAAACATTCAGCGAAGTAGGCTACGAGTCATTTGGGTTTTTGAAGTCTGGAATTAAAGATTCTTTCGTTGCTATCTTCAAAGGAGAGTTCGACAAGATCGGTGACATATGGGACGCTACCTTAAATTCCATGCTTGACTCAGTTATCGACTGGGCGGCAGAAGCGGCCACTAATTTCGTTATGGAGCAGAGCATTGACTTCCTCTTCGGAGAAGGATCAGCAGCTAAGATGGGGCTAGGCTCAGGCCCCTCCGGAAACGCAGGGGACCCTGTACACGTAACAATGGAAGGTGGTGGCGTTGGTGAGAGTGGAGGAATCTTAGATGTGGTCGATGGCTGGGACAAGTGGCTGGATGTATATGACAACTTAGCTGATGCAACCATGGCTGATGGGAAAATATTTGGGGATTCTGGAGTAGGTGAGAGTATAACAGGGGTGTTCAACGATGATTCAGGTGGTTTGTTCTCAGGGATGACAGCTCATGAGACAAGTCAGGCTTGGAGTGACTTCACAGACGTTGTATCCAGAGGAATTGAGTCCGCTGTTCAACTAGACGGAAGTGTCTGGGGAGACTCTGGAGCAGGAGAGACGATAACAGGAATCTTTGCTGATGATTCATGGTACGAAGGTTTAACTGACGGGATGAGCGACACTTGGAATTCTGTAAAAGAGACAATGGCTCCTCTGAAAGCCACTTGGGAGTCTGTTAAGCCTTACGTCGGAGCCGCAACAGGAGCCTACAGTGTATACTCAGGAATACAGCAGGGAGGAGTAGGTGGAGCACTCCAGACAGCTGGTGGTGTAACTTCACTTGCAGGCAACGAGATTGTACAGAAGCTAATCCCTGCCTTAAAGGACTACAGCAGTGCTATCGGTGTTGCCGGCGCAGGCCTTGGAGCTGTTGGTGGAGCGTATGGAGTTTATCAAGGGTTAGCTAACGAGGACTACATAGGGGCTACAAGTAGCGCTATCCAAACTGGTCTTGCCGGTGCAACGCTGTACGCTGAGATAGCAGCGGCAAACATAGCTTCTGCCACTGTAGCCGGTGGAGCCGGAGGTATGGGAGTTGCTGGTGGTGCTGCTACGGCGGGTATGTCTTCTGGCACCGGGGGCGTTGCGGCTGGACTTTCAAGTACTGGTGTACTCATCCCACTAGCTATGCTCACAGCGGTTGCTACCTCTGCATTTGAAGGCTCAAAAAGACACGATTACAACACTACTGCTTACGGAGACTTTGAGTTAAAGGATCGTGGTGAGACAAGGATTCAGGCGCTGTATGGTGCTATGGAGAAGCTATCCTCTTGGGTCCAACCCAATGAGCTTAACTCTGTAACTGAGAGGGGTCACGGAGATACCTTCGCACCTTGGAAGACTTCAAGAACCAGTGATGAGTACACCGAGAAAGCTAACCAGTACCTAGCGTCAATGGGCGAAGAGTTTAATTATGCTATGGCAAATATGGCCTTGGCGATAGAGCCAACCATGGCGTCATTTGGTAACTTTATAGCATCTACCACTGGTGTTGGACTTTCTGCTGAACAACTGAGCATGACAATGAACAGCGCACTGTCTGCTTCGTTCGGCAACACAAAGGAACTCGAAGCCCTTGAAGCAAGCCTAATCTCTCTTGGTATGTCAATACCTGACGCCACACTTGCTGCTGTTGGTATGGCCGGAGCAATGGGTGAGACCGCTGAATACATGACTGAAGAACAACGTAAAGTAGAATGGCAGAAGGCGCCAACAGATGTTGACCGTAGTGTATATGGGGATGGTATATTTGACTCAGGATACGTTCTTAACTTCACAGACCTAATGAAAGGTTCAGTGGTAGCACTTGACGAGATGACGAGCGGCACTAAAATATTTGGAAAGACTGCACTGGAAACTGTAACAGATCTGGAGATAGCAAGACTTAAAGAAATAGAGTCACAGAAAGGTGTTGTCGGAGCATTAAGCGATTCAACAGGTGGAGTAGAAGCTTCATTTGCTTCACTGGCGTCAGGAGCAGCGGACACTTCAATGGCCGTGATAGACTTTAGTGAACACATCAGTGGCCTTTACGGTGCGGTAGGATCATTAGGCGGAAGTATAGATGGTCTATCTAACAACTTGAACCAAAGTGGCCAGGCGGTTGAAAGCTTCAAGGGCGGCCTAGGACTAGTAGAAGCTTCATTTGCTTCACTGGCGTCAGGAGCAGCGGACACTTCTATGAGGGTAATGAAACTTGATGGCACATTTGAAGGATTGGGAGAAGTTCTTGGTGAGACTACCGTTGTATCCAGTGAAATGGGTTACGAGTTACTACGAGCACACCAACCTATGGTGGCATTTGGATCTGCTGCCTCATCGACAGCCGGCACATTTGAAGAATTGGAAGGTGTTCTTGGATCATTAGGATCAGGAGCGATAGGAGCATCTCACGACATCATGAGTGCGGTATCTGCCATGGGACAAGGAATACAGCTTCCTAACCAGGAAGGCCACACAAGCTACAACGCTAATGGCGCGGTAATGTCATACCACGCAAGAGGAGGAGTAATGGATCGTCCGACAGTATTCCATGTCGGTGGAGAAGCAGGCTCAGAGGCAATCATGCCGCTGCACAATGGACCAAACACACTAAAATTAATGGATGATAAGATTGACGCTCTCTCCGACAGACCTGTAGTGGTCAACATAGTCGGCGATGAGGGAGGCCTTAAGCGATTCATTAGGGTAGAAGCAGACATCCACGTAACAGACAAACTGCAGCGTGGTCAAGGAACTCAAAGGGTGGTCTTCTAATGGCTCTTTTAGTAGAGGTAACTTTCAACAGCACCCTTCACAGAGTAAGTGATGAGATGCTGCCATTAGAACATTTTTGGGATGCCCAAGTGTCTGTGGCTTCTGATATAAAATACTCAATAAGAAATAGAGGAGGAGGTTACGTCGAACCATCTTTTGGTTCACTTACATTCTTACCTTCTCTATTTAGCGGAGAGACTGAGTATCCAATATCGTGCCCTATAAAACTGCTGTTCACAGATAGTGATGAAGCCAGTGCTACGACAATATTAGAAGGGACAGCTCACCTATCTAATATAGAGCGCGACGGAGTAACATACGTTATCTACGCCACAGAGTACGAAGACAAGGTAACAGACATTGCTTACTCTGGAACATTGGAGAGTATATTTACAACAGCATGCACAACTCTAGGCCTTACCTTAGATGCAACTAACGCAAGAGTTGTATCTCCTGCTGTGTCATACACAGCCACAGGCGAGAAGGTTTTAATAGACAATCTATCTGACATGGCGAGATTTTTTTCTCATTTATTTTACATTGAGGACAGTATACTGTACCTTATTGACATGTTGACAGAGACGTCGGTTGTGGAGATAACAGAGTTTGATATAGCACCGTCAGGCTACACCTACGATAAACCAGTTTCTATCTTTAAGACTGGATCTGACACAACAGAGGCTTCAGTAGATGGACTTTATGGTTACGGTGATGAGGATTCAGTGTCTCCACAGTGCCACGTAACAGTGGCTAATTCTGAAACTGCTCTGGCTGATAGGAAGACAATATTTGAAAGCCCTAACATAAGACTAAAGTTTCCTCTTGTTGATGTTTACAAACCTGGAATAGCGTTACTGTTGGTTGATGAATCGCAGGAGATAACTTTGGATGTAAAGGCTAAGGTGAGATCTATAACGTGGAATTTTAATGACTATGAGTGTGTTGTAGAAGGTGAAGGTGAGTTTGTATGAAATGTTTACTTGATTCAAACGTGACAGCTGTTACTGCAAAGGCTACGAATGTTCCTAACATATTAAATGACGTTAATTTAGATGAATTGCAAACAGTTGACGGAGATCAAATAGAGGTATTTTCAGATGATGTAACCTTAGTAGATAGCGAGTATCCGCCTGAGAATGTACTTGACGAACACCCAAAGAGAGTATCTAAGATATCATGGCCAGTAGGAGAGTGGACGTTAGCTGTAGAGGGAACTGGATCTACTGTTTTGCTTGGAGGTACCAATGCACGTACTGCTGAGTTCAACGTGTTCAACGCAGCAGGAGAAAATATATACTCAGAAATAACAGATCTCGGAGGAATAGCTTCCTACCAAAGATTTATCCTTGATAGTGGACTTAAACTAAACTATACCAGTATAACTTACCCTTACCAAACACCAAACCACACCATAAAAATAAGACTTAGTACTGGAAACACAGAGGATGTGTACGTTGGCCTGATTCAGGCAGGGGCCTTATTTACAACCTCTAGTGATGCTCTTATAGGATTGAGTGAAGACCAGAATGACTACAGTATTGGAAAGCAGATGTCAAATGGATCTTTCTACTACAAAAAACGTGACATAGTAAGAGTGTTTACCGGTAGTGTACTACTCAGTAGGGAGCCAGACTTCTATGAATTCATGTACACAATATTCAAAGCTAAAGGAAAGGCCCCTTTATTTTGGCAGATAACAAATTTAGATTCTGAGAAGTGGTTCGTATACGCCAGAGCAGTAGAACTACCCTCTGGGACACACTCAGAACACACTAGATCTAGAATTAACTTTCAATTAATTGAGGTGTTATAGTGACACACGCGGCATACACATGGAAGACTTACCCCTGCACAGGAACATCAAATTTTGAGTTCTTAGCAAGAGAGAGCCTATCCCACAACACAGACAACAACAAAGACGAAGAGACAAGACTTTTAGCTGTCGAAGATTGGTCAGCATTTTCTCCAAACACAATGCCTGGTGGCTTAGTGCTGGATTCTACGATATACCCTGCTAAAATCCTAGCTAATAACACTGCGTTTGACGGGTATGTTCTTACTTACAACTCGGCAAGCGAGGAGTTTAGTTGGGAGGACATGGCCGCAGTAATTGGGGCGGATACCTACCAAACTAAATGGAACGTCAATGGTGGTTCTGCTTTTCTAACTGACTTTGTTGCCACCCAACTGGAAGCTGAAGAAGGTACCAACACTGAGAAGCTAATGACTCCGGAGAGAACATCTCAAGCAATTGATTCGTTGCTTCCTTCTGGTATGATTGCCCCTTTCGCTCAGACAACTGTACCTACAGGTTGGCTTGTATGCGATGGTAGAGCTATAGACAGAGCAGCCCACGCAAAATTGTTTGCTACAATAGGAGTCCTGTACGGAGAAGGGGACACAACAACAACATTCAATATACCAGATTATAGAGGAAGATTCCTTAGAGGGCTGGATGCTGGTAAGGGAGTAGATCCTGATTCAACTACTCGTACAGATAGAGGAGACGGAGCAGTAGGAGACCATGTAGGTACAGTTCAGACAAGTGCTAACATAACTCATGCCCACTCTGTTAATCCCCCTAATTCTAATACTAGCTCAACTGGTTCTCATGCGCATAGCACAGGAGGAGGTACAGGCTCTCACACATTTGTAAGCTCTTACTCACCTAGAAATATAGGAATGTATTATGGTTCATCTACTGGTTCAGCCGGAGCACATGGGCACTCAGTTGATATTCCATCATTCTCATCTGGAAACTCTGGTTCTCGAGAATCGAGACCAACAAATATAAACGTGCTTTACTGCATAAAGGAGTAGGTTATGCCAGTTAGCTTTCCAACTGATACTACAGCAATACCTGTAATAACAATAGATGATCAACTGTTGATAGCGGATGACACAGACTCTGACGCAAGTAAGGACGTTACCCTTGCCGCTATGTTGACATTCATAGCAGTGCAATTAAGATCTGAAAATGCATGTGTCCCAGAACCTGCAGTTGAAACCCAGATGTTGGTAGCTGACGCTTCAAATAACTGGGCTCTTGCTAGCTCATTTAACGCAGGGGAGTATTAATCATGGCATTCACATTACAGCTGTTACATAGAACAACAGGCGGTAAAGGAGCACCAGACACTGGCTTCAACAATGTTGGTGAGATTGCCATGAACTTTGATGTTACTGTCGGATCACAGCCAGAGCTGTGGGCAAACGACGGAACAGCTTGGTCAAGGTTGAATCCTGAGCTTGATGTCGCAATGGCTTACATTGCGCTGTCTGGAGGCACAACAGGTAATATGCTAGGTATAGGTACAGCTTGGACCGCTTTTACACCTCAACCAACTGAGCCGTTTGTTATAGCTGTTTACGGTGATGTCCCTTACCTAATGACTGGCAATCCAGATCTAGATAGTGGGTGGAATTACCTTGTTGACCCTGTTGTGGCTTCAACCGCAGCGGCGTCTGCCGATGCATCAGCTACTGCCGCCGCAGCATCAGCTGTTTCTTCAGCAAACTACGCAACAGCTTCCGGAATATCAGAAACAAACGCTGCTACTTACGAGGCTGCCGCATTAGATAGCTCTAATGCGGCAGAGGGGTTCGCATCATTAGCAGCGTCTCTAGTTATCCCCGACCCGTCTACAGGAACAGAAGGACAAGCCCTTGTTGCAAATCCTGCTCTTGATGGATACGAGTTCACGTCCCTTTTGAAGCCCACGACAGCAAACGAATGGACAAAGACTCAGAACTTCAACGCAACAACACTCACAGATGCGACTACAGTTGCTTGGGATACAGAGAGCAACCAAGTGACTTCAGTTACTCTCACAGCTAATAGGATAATGGGCGCACCAACGAACCTTGTTGATGGGGCCTTCTATGCGCTTACCGTAGTACAAGGAGCAGGTGGTCAGACTTTGGTATGGAATACAGTATTCAAGTGGCCTGACGCTACAGCACCAACCTTGAGTACAGGTGCAGCAGCTAGGGATGAGTTTGTCTTCCGCTCTGATGGTACGAACCTGTACGAGATTGGGAGGTCACTGAACATTGTCTAATTTAATATACCCAGCTAGAAGTGCTGGGGGAGCAGAGGGGTATCAGGTTGAGAATAGTATTAACTGTAATATGCTTGGATGCTTACAGAGAGCCTTCCTCGATGGGGGGACAGAGGCATACACTATATCTTGTTGGATAAAGAGGGGGTTGGTTACAGGGTTGGACGGAATAATCTCAACATACAGTATAGGCACCCGTGTGGGTAGCTCTAGTGAGTGGTGGAATGAGCATGAGATCACCAGCAATGGTATCATAATGACGTATATACGGATAGGCGGAAGCATAGTTTATCAAGGCAATACCCCCGGAACATATAATGACCCTTCAGCATGGATAAATATTGTAATCTCCTACGATCCTGACGGTTCTGGTGAGTCCTACATATATGTTGATGGAGTATTACAGGACACTAGCGTGGCCCATGGCTATAATGCTATGACGAGTGCAGGTACTAAGTACATCTGCGGTCTTCGAAGTAGATTGTTTACGATGTCAGGGGCATACTACGCTGAATATGCGCACATAGAAGGGCAGATACTTACTCCAGAATCCTTTGGCGAATGGCATCCCGATAATGACAAGGTATGGCGACCTATAGATGTCAGTGGATTAGATTACTCTGGAGTTAATAGCTTCCACCTAGACTTTAAGGACGCTACTAGTTCAACGACACTTGGGTATGATGTATCAGGGAATGATAACCACTTCACCCCTTACCTTACCATCACCACAGATATGCAGAGTACAGATACACCTAGTAATAATGTATGTACTTTGAATAGTGTTGACGCAGGCTCTGGAACACTTTCTGGTGGGAACCTAAGTGTAACAGGGACTACAGATAGGGTAGGAACAATTTCTGTAGATAATCTAAAGTTTGCATGGATTGTAAACGTGACAACAGGTGGAAGCTTTGGTGTGATGGATACAGACTCGGGTACAGAGTATCTGGCAGATGACGCTGCTGGAGAGGTTGTTGAGTTTGAACTAGATGTGTCAGCAGGGACATTAAACAAGATAGTTGATGGAGGTGTTTCTGAGGTTGTTGCTAGTGGTATGCCTGTTGGTACTTACACTCCGCTGGTAAAAGCAGCTTGTGTGTGTGAGTTTGATATAACACCAACTGACGGAACATTCAAGGCACTAACGTCTAAGAACCTACCAGATGTAGCTATAAAGAACTCTCAGGAATATTTTGATATTAACCTCTATACGGGGAACGCTACAGCTAGGACTATTGATACAACGAACAAAGCTGACCATGTGGTTATCAAGAATAGAGATCAGGCTGATGAATGGAAGGTGCTGGATTCTGTTAGAGGTGCTACTAAAGAGTTGAGTTGGGATAGCACAAATATAGAATCCACAGATGCTAATGGTCTTACATCGTTTGGTGTCGAGACAGGTTTCGATCTTGGAACAGGTGCTGCTGGGTACAATGATAGTGGTGAAGGATTCGTAAGCTACAACTGGACTAAAGGGGCAATCCCTGGATTTGATATTGTAGAGTACGCTGGAGATGGATTAGCTGGGCACAATATTCCACACACCCTTGGCGTAGTCCCAGAGATGTTCATGGTCAAAGCTGTGGATCGTGTTGCAAGTTGGTATGTTTACAACAAGACAGTAGGCGCTACTAGTTCTCTAGTGCTTGACTCCCCTGCCGCTGCTATATCAAATATTGCATGGTTTAACAATACTGAACCAACTTCAGTCCAGTTTACGCTTGGAACCGCTGTCAGTCTCAATAGCAGCATAAGTAATTATGTAGCTTACCTCTGGTCTTCAGTCCCAGGATTCAGTAAGGTCTTTTCTTACACAGGTAACGGATTGGCTGATGGCCCTTTTGTGCACATGGGTTTTAAACCTAGGTTCGTAATGGTCAAAGCAGTTACTCAAGCATTAAGTTGGTGGGTAACTGATTGGGAACGGGGGTCTAGTGGTGGAACCGGAGCTGAGAGAGCTAACCCTGTTGGGGATAGTCTTGTTGCTGACGGAACCGGAGCAGAGGGTAGCTATAATACATCTCAAGATTACCTGTCCAACGGTTGGAAGCTAAGATGGACGAGTACATCCAACAATCAAAGCGGGGTAGAATACATAGGAATAGCTTTCGCAGAATATCCATTCAAATTAACAGGAGGTGGCGCATAATGTACGCCCTATTAAGTAATACAGATCAACTGGTAGATGGTAAGCCAGTTGAGATTTACAGGAAATCTAAGGCTATTGAAGTTAATGGGTTGAGCTTACCAAGTAACTGGATGCAATTGTTGAGCAAGGAGGAGAAGCAAGCACTACACATCTGGCCACTGACTACAGTAACGTATGATAAGGATACCAACAAGGCTACTGGTGCAGAGAATACTTATACCTTTGATACTATAGTATATGAAACTATTCCTAATGAGTATGATCAAGACACTGTAGACAAGAGTAAAGCAGGAAAGCTCGAATCTGACCTCACAGCCGTGGATGTATCTGTAGCAGAAGCAAGAGCAGAGAACTTTGAGTACGATGGTCATATGTACTATCCGGATGCTGATAGTCTCAACGCTTTGATTACCACGATGCCTTACAAGCCAGAGGACTTCACGATGAACTGGAAGACCGCTGATCTTGAAGCTGATGGCATCAGTAACATCTATGTGCTATTAGACAAAACTGGTATCATCGAGCTAGGGATGGCTCTAGAACTCAGGCAAGGTACAGCGTGGGCTACTGGTGATGCTCAGAAGATAGCTCTTAAAGAAGAGTACAGGCTGGCATTAAGCTAACTTACCCGTAGAGAGGGGATTATGTGGATAGAACAAACAGGAGGGGTTAAGATGCTTAGCCCCGATGGTGATAAGATTACAATTGCCATGACAGACCCAACAGGAACAGTAGCTGTAGATCAGATGGGTGAGACTAAGTACCAGAATCGGTGATTGACGAACCAGTGATAGTTGAAATCGGAGAACGATTCAGGCGCAGAGCATCGACAAACAAAGAGCATGCTCTTGGAACAATATATCAATTTAGCGATGCTGGTGAGAACCTGTTTACTGCGGAGGCATATGCTGCCTGTCATGGATATGGTTGTGTTATGGACGATGGTATATTCTATCATGTATTTACCACTGCTGAGAAAGACAACCTTGTTCCTGTTGATTGGCCAAACAGTAAAGACGCAGAAGGTGAGCGAATAGCTTATGAAGATTATTTTCGTAAGTCAACTCAAGCTGAACTTGCTGACAGTACTTGGAGATTCAGGGTTCAATATGGGAATACCTCATTGATGAACACCGAGAGATTGATTTATCAGAATAGTCTTGGTACATTACTGACAAAAGGTGAAGGTCAAGCTCTTGAAGTTAAACCAGAAGTATAAAGGAATCTCAACATGGATGTGCCAGATCTTGTAGTGGAATGGGCATTAGGAATTGTGACTAGTGCCGGAATG